TTAAAACTAGTCCAACCATTTACCCTCTCTGTAAAACTAACTGTTGTATCTCCAACTGCTTGCGGGTATTTTAATGTTAAGTTGTAAATATCTTTAGTCTCATCATAACTACCCAAAAGCGTCTCAGCATCTCTCATATTTGTTTTAAAGTAATCTAACATGCCTTTTTCAGCAATGTTTGTTATACCATCACCAGACAATCTTAAAACAGCTCCTTTCTTTCTATCTGTGTAGTAAACCCTATAACCATAGTTAGCAAAGCTTTCTGGGTTTTTAGATATACCAAAATCCCCAGCAAACGGTATGACTTGACCTAACACACTATCAGTTGATAACAACTGTGGATTACCATCAGCGTTAAACAAAGCGTTTTTATCTACTAAAACTTTTAATGTTTTGTCTTCACAAAAAGTAACCATGTTAGTGTTTCTTGTAAAAAGCTTTTGTATAGACCCATATTCAGGGTTAAGTTGTTTTGTTATTTTTTCAGCTTGAATAAACTGATTAGAGTTGTTAACACCATCTTTAGTTACAAATATACCAGAATAGATTAAACCTGTTTTTAAATGTTCTTGTTTATATGTTCCAGAAAAAGTTGAAGAAACCTTAGGTCCTTTATCCATAATAGGAGCGTTAAAGTCATCTTTTATTCTATTAGACTCTACACCATTACCAAAAGCAAAACAATTAGACCAGTCTAACTGTACTTGTCTTAATTTAACAGTGTTTGTTCCAGACGGTATATCTTCTTCTAAAACAAAATCTTGTGCAAAATTATACCCAACCAAGTTTGATGTATATACAGGGCCATCGTGTATTGTAACTATAGTACCAGCTGGTATAAGAGCATTGGTGTTTGACGCTTTTGTTAGAGTTAAAGTATCTTCTGTTGCAGAATCTATAGTTGAATTAACAAAGTCGCTATTAGAAGGACATGATATATAATAACCAACTTTTGGAATTAATATAGATCTTGAAGTTTCATAAAATAAATTTAAGTCTACAGGGTCTTCTTTTGGTTCAACTTCAAATACAGCTGGGTTTTCAGTAAAGAAAGACTCATCATTTGGTAAAGTTTCTATTATTTCAAAAACTTTAGTATTATCTGAACTGTTGTTTGTAGAGTTATTACTTAAAACATTCATTTCAACAGTGTTTGACGCTGTAACACCATCTGCAACAACACCTGTTGCAACTTGCTTGTTTAATTTAAATTTAAAAACAACACCGTTTACAGATTCAAGACCACTTGCGTTTGTATTATCTGCACTGTTAAAGTTTTTAATAGGTATTATTGTTGACTCTATAACCTCGTATATAACACTTGGATCGTGATACCATCTAAATTTTAAACCAACACCTTTAGCCATTTTTTGGAAAAAGCTATATGTATTTGGGTTAAAATCACTTTGGTCTAAAGCATTATAAAACTTATAATTGTCGTATGTCCAGCCAATACCTTTGCTTAAAAAAGATGGTATTCTTCCGCAAAACCTAAAAGCAACCATTTGATTACCCACTTGAAAACCACCTTCAGAACCACTAGGTCCATGAGACTTTGCAGAGGGGAAACCTTCCTCGTAATAATAACCTTCGTCAACCGCCCAATACTGCATTTTATTTTTATCACTACTTATTGGTGGATCAAAATCTGTAAGCGTTGAAGGCCAGTCAGTGTAATCTTTGTCGTAATCACGATTGTCTATAGTTGTATTTGCTGTACCAGGCGAATTACCACCATGTCTAATATACCTCATGTTTTGAGCCATAGAAACGTGGTTAGCTCCAATAGTTGAGTTCTGCGTGTTTAACACGTGATTTTTTAAATTATTATCACTTTTGACTTTAACAAAAAATCTACCTTTAAATTCAGATGCTGTTTCTTTATTAACGTTTTCAAAGTATTCAAATGAAAAAGAACTATTGTCATTATCTGTGTTTTGAGTACTTGTTGTAGGTGGTACAAAAAAAGTTCTTACAAAACTTATATCGTCTTCAAAAGGTGTTTTTAAAGTAAACTCATAATACTCATAGTCAACAGTATTAACAGTCTCTAATTTTAAAACAACATTAGAAACTTCGTAAAAGCTAGACTCTACATTACCACTTGTTGCTAAAGATATTTTTAAAAATTTTTCGTTACTAGCTGTTGTCCATGTATTTACGTCCTCTAGTTTAGTCCCTGTTAATTGAGCTTTTTCTATTTTTAAAGTATTAAATCCTTTTTCAGGGTAACCGTCTCTTATAAATCCTGATACAAAAGAACCAAATTTTATAGAATTAACTTTACCTAAAGATTCTTTTTTATACTTTATAGAATCTGGCGCAAAACTTTCTTTGGCTAAAACCTTGTATTTTACAGTATCTCCACCACCATCGTAAACAGGGTTGTTAGACCCGTGAGCTTTTTTAAGTATTATATAGTCATCAACTTCAACTTTGTTAGTTTCGTTAGAAGAAAAAGACAGCCACACGTTTCCATCTATTTCGTCATTATAATACCTGTCTAAAGCCATATTATAATACTCGTTAGAGTTTTCTTTTATATAGTACTTTAAATGCTTTGCCCAAGAAGGTTTAAATGATTTTAAATTTGTTGTTAAGTAGTTTTGAGTGCTAGAGCTTATTTGCCCTAGCTTTACAGTAGAGTTGTCTGATGAAAAAACTGGTGTTTGTCTGCCTAAATCGTCTAAAAACGAAACACCAACTTGGTATGTTCTTAGTGATTTTACGGACTTAGCAAACTTGCTGGTTATGTCATTTGATCTTACACTAAAATTAAAAGAAACTCTTTTTTCAAAAAACTGTGGTAAATTTCTTTGCTGATAATAATTACCATATATTAGTCTATTAGCAGATATTTCTTGTGCCCTTGCTTTTAAAGGCACATTGTCAAAATGTCTTAACAATTGATTTGAAGGTAATAAAGAAGAAATATTTTCTTGTGTTATTTCAACAGTACCAATATCTGTAGCGTTTGTCTGTATAGTGTCAGCAACATAAACATTATTGCTGTTAGAGTTTTTAACTAATATATCAACCTCATCAACGTCTACAAGTTTTCCTTGGAAATTAGAAAGAGTAATTTTTCTAACATCGTTTTGCATTGCAATATTATTACCTTCTTTTGAGTCGTATTCATACCCACTAGCTTTTGGTAAAAATGCAACTTCGGTAAAAGGAGACATTGCTGAATAAGCACCGTCTGCATACTTCCACCTGTAAGCAAATCTTGGAAAAACGTTTTGATAAATACCTTCGGCTTGTTCAAGATCTACGCTCCACCTAATTTTACCACCACCGTTTTTATTAAATGATTCTTGGTCTAACAAACTGTCGCTTATGCTTAATATAGTAATTTCAAAGTTTTGTGGTGCAACGTTATTTTCTTCGCCGAGTAATAACCTTATTTTTAAAGGGTCTGTAAATTGATCTGCTAAAACATTTGAGTTGTTAGGTGCTGTCAAGACAACTATATCATCTTCTTTAAAGCCACTATTGTTAGGAAATTGTATTCTAAGTAAAATAACAGGGTCACCATTAATATCTACCAACATATTTGATGGCGGGTTTGTGTCTTGGTTTTGGTAAAAAGGACCTTTACTATTAACACCTGGCGGTTTCTTTCTTGTTATATTATTATCATCTATATAAAGCCACCAATGCTCGTTTCCACCTACAAATGTAGATGGCGTGTAGGTAGATGAGTTTGTAACATTACCATCTCTAGCAGAGCTAGAAAGCTGCATGTCAGGTGCTGTTAAAGGAAAACGCCTTGCAACAAAAATATTTTTTTTCCTAGGGTATTCTCTGTTATAACCGTTTACAATATAAAATGTTCTTTGAGTAAATATAGCTCGTGTAGAAATTAATTCAACTGAAATATCATCTCCAGTAGATGGGGCGCTAGACAGTGTTATGCTAGTAGCTCCTAAAGTAAAACTCGTGTCTTCAACGCCATCTACAACAACTTTAAGATCGTTAGGTGTTAATCCTACTGTAGTTGTTGGTGGTACTGAAAAAGTATCGCCAAGATTACTTCCCCATACAGACGTTGAGCTAAGTGATATTGAAGTGTTTGTACCTGTAGTTACACCTTCTATTATAGAGACTAAACCACTTTTCATGGTATCTATATCTATTTTTTTAGGCTGTCCAACATTGTCTGTCCAAAATAAAGTACCGTTAAGTATATTTATACCAGTTATATAAACTTTCTTTCTAAAACCTAATAAAGTTTTTGTAGTGTCCACAAGTATAGGTGATATATCACTAGATAACAAACTGTATTCTACAATAGCATTTGTAGTATCACCACATATAAACCATATAATTCTATCGTTCTCAGTATCTACTATAGAACCTACACAAGTAGCACCAACAATACCAGTGCTATTCATCGCTACATTACCTTTAGAATTAGTTAAAGCGCCTACAGTATCACTATCAGACGATGCAACTTCTACGTTCATTGCATCTCTATACTGACCATTAGGCACTAATCTCTCGTCAAGGTCTTTGTTCATTTTCCCTGACGTAAAAGTATTCTTAATTTCCGGCATATACTAGTGTTTTATTTGTTTGGATTTACCCCTTAGTATTTGGCTTATCTCTTCTAATTTTATATTTGAAAGTCTTAGCTTAGCAGTTCTTATTGCTGCAAACCTTTCTTTTTTAAATCTTCTAACTATATACTCTTGTACATTAGCGCTTGTAGATAAAATAGCATAGGCTATAGATTTGTACATGGCTTCTTCAGCAAATTTATGTACTTGCATTTCATCGTCTGTGCCTAAACTATCACTTATGTATTTTAAAGTTACAGTTACTCCAGAGAAACTAGAGCTAAAGTGTATCTTACCTTTTAACTCATCTATATAAAAAGAACCATTAGTCTGTGCGTACTGTGGGTCAAGACCATACCTTTGACCAACATTTAAATCATATAAACCATCATCATATTGGTCGCTACTATTATTAGTTTCGTTAGTTGTATGTACTTTGTATTTATCCCAAGTTCTAGAGTCATCTGAAGTTTCTAGATTATCTCCAGTGAATTGGTATACACCATTAGTATCTTGAACTATTTTAAAAGGATTAGATGTTTTAGAAACTGGATATACGATGTGTTCTATACCTGCGTTATCAGTATATGTTATCTTTACATAGTTGACATAATCTTGAGGTAAAACCATTGTTAGCGATGGTGGTATTACAATTTCTTGGGATTTTGTAGATTTAAAAGTATCAAAACTTAATTCTTGTAAAGCTCTTTGAGCGTGAAAAGCAACGTCAGTTCTAGAAATTTTAGATATTATTTTTTGCTCACCAACATAAGCTATTATAAATTGATCAATAATATTTTCTAAAGATGTAAATTGATATTCACCAAAAACATCTGGTGATGCTGTGCTGTAGTATTGTTTTTGATTTTGACTTAATAATCCCATTTATTATATTTTTTCTTGTTGAATATTTCTTACTTCTTCCTGCGCAGCCACTTGGTATAAATCCATACTTTCCATAGCTATACCAGCTAACTGTAATATTTTAAAAACTAACTCTGTTTCCTCAGAAGCGTGTAATTCAAAATCAACTGAGTTTGCAGAGTTGTACATTGCAACACCATTTATCTCTGTGTAATTCCAAGAAACGTTAGTAGGTTTTTGCACATAATTACATTTAACGTCGTCAGAGGCAAATGTAACTTGCACTGGACTACCGCTACTTGATGCGTTTTTATCATTACCACTGCTATCAACAAGACCTACTGTAAGACTATTTCCACTTATAGTTATTGATCCAACAAAATAATCTCCTGGAAGAGCAAGGTTTGCTTGTTTAACTTCTTGACCTACTTCTATAAAAGTGTAGTTAGTAGCATTGGGATTGGTGATGTCAACAACAATATTGGGAGATCCGTTAGTAATAGTAAAACCTCCAACCACAAAGTATGGAGCAGCTGACTTAGAAGGGTCCGTACTACTAGGTCTTATTTTAACACCAGTGCTAGATGTTCTTGTATAAATAGGCCTTTTTATAGTTGGCTTTGCCAAAGGGCTTCTGTTAAATCTTATAATATCGTCTTCTGTAACAAGTTCTATTATAGCTTGAACAGATCCTTCTACGTTAGTTAATGCTAGTCTTGATAAAGTACCTAACCTATAAATATTTGAAGGTAAAGTTCCATCACCAAACTGGTTTATAATTGTAACAGGTTGGTTTAATTTTTTAAATATATTTATTTTTTCTTCTAATATAGTTACCATGTCAGCATACTCATTATTGTTACCTTTAAGTCTGCTAAATTGGTTTAAGTCATAAAAATATTGCTCAAATATATCCATCTGAGCTTGGTTAGCAAATAAGTTAAATTCCTGAGGAGTTACATAACCCCTTTGCTCTTTGTTAGCAACCGATAAAACTCTTTGATATACTGTATCTATACTTACTGCCATAATTTCTTTTTAATTTGTAGTTTGCAATCGCCCCGTAGAGCGACTGCTTCTACAAAGGTTTTTACTTCAATTGTTTTTCAATAGTTTTGTAAATGTCCATACCTTCATCAGTTTTAAACCATGAGGCTAAAGCTGAATATGGATGTTCATCAAAAGGAACGTTCATTAGTTTTCTACCATTAGAACCCCAACTAAATGTTCTTTGATCTTGAGATAATATTAATAACCCCATTTCTGTTGCTCTAATACCAAAGTTTCTAAGTACAACATTATCGTCGTTAAGAAGTTCTAAAAATACCTCTGGGTTTTTCTTAGCGTATAATAGTAAATCTCTTTTAAGTTCCTTAGAACTCATCTCTGTAACCTTAGAACCTAATTCTACACGCATAATTGCTTCAGCCATATCTATATCTATGCTTTTAGCTGCCATTAACGCTTCGATTTCTAATTCTAAAGTTTCCACCTCGTCAGTAGCATCTTGAACCGCATTGTATTCAAAATAAACTCTATCTTTGTCTGGGTGATATAAAGATAAAAGTTTTTGTAATGTTTGTTTTTCTTTTGGTACAATCAAAATACCGTCCATGAACATTATGTGGGAAAGTTTTGCATTACCTCTAAACTCATCTACAAAAGGTGTTTTTTGATTATCAGTTATTTTAAGTTCTCTTTCATAACCTTTTTCTTCATCAAACCAGTATATATTGCTACCTTTTAGTATGTAACACAAAGGAGCTTGTCCTTTTAATATATACTTTCTTTCTTTTATTTCCCAAGTTGGCTTTTTAGGCTCAACTTTAATTTTTGGTTTTGGAGTTTCCATAACCGGTGGTGTTTCAACAACCACCTCTTTGATTTTTTCTTTTTTTGCCATAATATAATATAATATAAGTTAATAAAATAAAGGGTCGAGGCCGAAGCCTCGATCCTTAATTAGTTAAATGCTTACTTTGTCATTAAAACGAAGTTGTTAGCACCTTGAGTTACTAAACATCTTTCAGATAAATAGTTAACTTCCATCGCGTCTAATTTTGAAGTCGCAGCTCCAACAGACCCAGTGATCCAAGTTTTCATTTTTCTGTTTTCAGTTTGTGAAGCTCTATATCTTACGTGTAAGAATGGTCTCTTCATGTTTTTACCCATCATTTGGTCATAAACATTAGAAGTACCAGCTGGAGCAATCACACCAGTAATATCATCAAACGAACCTCTAAGAGTAGCATCGTTTAGATATTTCCAGTCAGACTTGTAAAAGTCATAAGAACCTCTTCTAAATCCAGTGAAACCTAAGTTTAACGCCATATCAGCTGAGTTGTCAAATAGACCAAAAGAAGTACCAGCGTTATTAGCATTTGAACCATTACCTTGAGCAGATCCATTTAAAGAAGCTAACATATCATCAATAGCTAGAGAAGTTTCTCTATTTAAGAACATCATGTTTTCTTCAATAGCTCCTTGAGTATCAAATCTCTTTAAAAGAGTATCCATAGTAGCTAAAGACTCAGACGCACTGTCAAAACCTGCATCAGCTACAGTACCTCTAGCTTTAATAGCAGCAAATAAACCTTCAGTACCAGATATAGCACCTAAATCAGTAGTTGTACCAGCACCTGAAGCTGTTAACTCACCTTCAATACAAGTCATTTCACAGTAATCTGTAAATCTAGCCATTGTATCTCCGTTTCCTTTTAAGTACCATAGGTAACCATTTTGCCCTTCTTCACCAGAAACTTCAATCCAACCAATAGCTGAAGCATCAGATCCTGAAACTTCGTATAGGTCTTTTATAATAGCTGGTTTGTTAGTTAAAGAAGCAAACTGAGGCTCAAGACCTTTGTTATCATAACTAGTTCCTTTTTTATACTCAGATCCAAATACAAAACCAGTTACAGCAGAAGCCGTAAAAGTAATTGCAGTACCACCAGAAGCATCCATAGTCGCTTGTGTGTATGGGAAAGCCTTGTAATAAGTATCACCAACTTCTGTTACTAAACATTTTAAAGTACCAGCAGATTGGTTTAACACTACAGTATCGTTAACTCTAATACCGTGTCCAGTTGCTACTGTAATTTTATCAGCTGCTAAATCAGTTCCATTTGCAATTGTTCCTGATGCTGATACGTGTAAACGACCTTGCTCAGACCAAACTACTTGGTCAGCAGCCATCGCTTCTTCAGCTCCTACTTGTGCAAGAAATCCTGAGATAGTTCTGTTTCCAAAAACTTCAGCTTCTTTTTCCATAAGATCTGGTAAATATTGTTGTGCCCACCCAGAGTCACGTAAGTCTACGTAGTTACCAGGTACGGCTGATTTTGTTGCCGAAGCAGTCGCTGGTATATTAAGCGCGCTCGCCGGGGTTAAATCTAATGCCATAATTTTTTATTTTTTAATTTTTAAATTTATTAGTTATTTGTTTTTAATTTTAAACTTAAAGTTAGGAGAATCATCGCTAAGCGCTCTGAACTTAGTACCACCACTAGTATTTTCATTACTAAATGATTGTCTTGGGTCCATACTTACGTTTTTAGATTTAGCAACACTTTCTTTTAAAGCATCAGCCTTACCTTGTTCGTAAAAGTGATTAGCAACAGCATCAGCGTTCATTGCAGTATAAAGAGATTTATGATAACCCTTAGCATCTGACATTTCATTATTTTCATTCAAGAACTTCTTGACAAAATTATTAATATCACTTTGGGTGGTCTTAACCTCGTTAGCATTGTTCACATTAAACCTATATCTTTTATCCCCGACATTATATTCAAAACCTTTGAATTTATCGTTAAAAACTTGATTAGTTTTATTTAAAAAATTTTTTGTTTGTTTATCAGCTATTTTTTGAGTTTCTTCCGACTCCTTGTTGTATCTATTAAAGAAATCCATAGCTTTTTTAGCTTCAGGCGTTAACCTAGAACCAGCTTTGATCTCTTCATAGTATTTGGACTTTTGCCCGTCCAAGTGGCTTTTAGCGTTGGCAACTTGCTCTTTTAACGCTATTTTTTTCTTTTTAATATCTCTTTCTTCATCTACTTCCTCGTCGTACGAGAATGAATCTTCAATTAAAAATTCTATTTCATCAGATGATAAGTGAGATTTAGTTTGTTTATAGTACTCTCTAAGCACTGTCATATCGTCATAACTAGAGTAATCTTGGTTAAGGCGAACGTAATCTTCTAGTGTACCACCGGTCTCTTCCATAAAGTCCATTAACTTTTGAACATTTTCAGGTAAAGCTTTTCCAGTTTCTTGAGCTTCGGCTACAGCTTCTTCAACTTGTTCAGTTAATTCTTCTGTTTGCTCTTGAACTTCTTCTTCAGTAATTTCTTCTAATACTGGAGCTTCTTGTGCTTCAACTTCCGGTTGTACTTCTTCTTGTTTTTCTGTGGCATCGGCATTTTCATCGACTCCAACCACTCCCTCGTTGTCAGGGTTATCTTCTTTAACTTCATCTTCTACTGGTGTTTCTGGTTTATTTAAATCTAATTTTGTAACACTATCATCAACTGGTTGTTCTACAGTTTGAGACATGTCTAACTTTGTAACGTCATCCGTTACGTTTTCTACATTTTCTTCCATAATATAATATAATAATAATTAATAATTGTTATCTAGGGTCGAAACTACCTAAATCAAATCCGCTTCCTAATATATCATTACCTGCGGACTCAAAGTTTTTAGGTGGTTTTGCACCTTTTCTTTGATCTATAAGCTCACTTTGTTGTGATGCTTGTATTCTTGTTCTTTCATCTTTACGATCTTCCTTCATTTCGTCTTTACCTTTTACAGCTTGTACCTCCATAGATTTAAGCTGCATATTCATTTGAAACTCTAATTGCATAAGTTGTTTTTTGTATTCAACTTCTTGTGCTTGCTTCTGAGCTTCAAGTTGTGCTTTCATTTGCTCAAGCTGTGCTTCACTCTGCGTTTTAGCTTGTTCTTTTTGAACTTCTAACTGCGCAGATGCTTGCTGCGTTTGCATATTTGCCTGTGCCTGTGCTTGAATATTTTGTTGTTGCATCAACTGGTCTTGTGCTTGCTTTTTAACCCTACGTATTTTTAATAGTTGATTAGCTAGTTTAATATTCTTTATTTCTCTAAGATCAATAGCATCTTCTAAATTTATACTTTGTTGTGCTAAAGCTACTTGGATATTATTTTCAAGCATTGCTTTCTCTTCTTCATCAGGAGTTAACTCTATAAATATACCAAAGTCATACAGATGTAAATCTTTCATTTCCTCAAGTGTAGCTACGTTATGAGTACCTATAGCTTGTATAAAAGCATTTTTAGTTGGTGAGTATTCTATAATATCAGATATTCTTAATGATAATGACTCTGCAACTTCTTGAGTTAATTGTAAACCTGCTTGTAATATATGTCTTGTTGCTGTGTTACTGTTTGCTGCAGCTAATTTCTGTACACCTACTAAAGCATTTTTATCTGGTGCACTACCATCTCTAGCTTCGTTAAGACCGGTCACATCTCTTATCATTTGTAAGTAGTAATTGTAATTACCAATTAATGCTTGCATTTTATTACCACCACTACCACTTGTTATTTCTTGTATCGGTACTTTACCTGGGTTCATATCACCATCAGAAGTAAAACTTCTACCAATAATCGAACCTGTTTGGAAGAACATGTTTAAAGCTTCTTGCGGGTTATAGTTTGTACCATTACCTAAATCTATTTCAGCTAAACCATCTGCATCTAGGTATATTCCATCTGGAACCATTCTAGACATCACCTGTTGTAGTTTTAAATGTGTAAGCTGTATCATATCAGCAAAACCAGTTATACGTCTTACAAGTGATTCTATTCTACCTTTGTAAGATCTAGGTGCTACGATGCTATAATTCATTTTAACTTTAGTGTAGTCACTTTTAGGTCTAACCATGTTTTTAGCAAGCTCCCATTTAAGTAATTTATCTGTACCTAAAATTACAGCCCCTTCGTACAGTACTTCAACTGATCTTGATAGTTTATCAAAGTTAGTTGATTCATCTATAACTGGATTAAACTTATCTGTTTTAGGTATTGCTTTAGAAGCTCCACTACCAGTAGTTTTTACTTTGTAAACTTCGTTCATATATGTTTTATAATTAAAATATAAAACTTGAACTTTATTAGGGTCTATACCACCTCTGTTTGAAAAGTTACCATCATAGTTAGAGTTATTATACGCAGGGTTTTTAACTATATCTTCAAGCTCTTCAACAGTCATGTTTGGAAACTGCTTAACAAGCTCATTAACTGGTATTGACTTAACTTCACCAACATAGTATATATCTTCGAAATAAGGCGACTCAGTATAAGAATATATAAGGTTAGCTGGATCAACATACTTTACAGTAACACCTTCTGATGTATTGAAGTTTGTTTTTACAGCACCAATACCTAAAACTGTTAAGTCGTAATAAAATCTTTTCTTAGTTAACTCATACTTATTACCTTCTAGCAAAACATTTAATGCTTGCTCTTCTGCCATTTCTACAGCTTGCTTGTAGTTAAGCTGCATATGTAATTGTAGTTCTTCCTCTGTATCTGGTAAAGTTTCTTTTTTGTTATCGTATAAATCAACACCAAAAGCTTCTGCAGCAAAATCATTTAATTCTTTTGCTCTCATATCAGCAAGAATAGAATCCATATATTTAGTACGTTTACTAACACCGTATGGATCTTGTGAATAAGCTTTTATATCGTATGTTCTCTCTGCAATACCATTTACAACAATATCTACAAACTTAGATATAATAGGTACTGGTTTCCAGTCTAAATTTAAATAAGATAAATCACCGTTTATAGATAACTCATCTTTATATTTTTGTATTGATTGCTCTCCTCTAGCATATAATCTTAATCTATGAAAATCATTTCTTAGTGAGTCAAACTTATTAGTACCTCTATCATAAACGAACCATTCGTTCTCAATAGCCTTAGCAACTTTGAGCCCATACTCAAAACTTCTTTTTTCATCGTCACTAACTACTTGACTAGGGAAATAACTTCTTATAACTGATTCAGCCATATTTATTTTATTAATTTAGATGTACTACCTGTGTTTGTATACCTAGCAATACTTATGTTTAATTTTTGTTTTTCTATTTTTACATTTGGTGCATATAAATGTCTGTTATTAGCCATGATAGCAAGTCCAGAACTTATAGATGCATCAAACTTTGTTCTTTTATTTATGTCAAACTTAGCCCAGTCGTTTAGCAGTTCATTAAAATAGCAGTCACCAAACGATCCATCTTTTTTCATACCTATGTGATCTTGTATGTACATTTCAATTGCAGCTGCGTGAGCTTGTTTTATATCTTCACTTGAGTTGGGTATTCCACCAACTTCTTTTTCTGCAGTAGATAATTTATTCCAAACTTTATCAGGCCTGTTCATACTAAAACCTCTGTAACCACGCCTTCGTAAATAATACAATAGACGAGGTTTATTGTTCTCTGCAAGTAAAGGCATCCCGTAAAATACTAATGCCATTAGAACGTCTTCAAAGAATATCTCTGCTGTCTGAGGTCTTGCTAAATACTCTAAGAAAAAGCTATTAGCAGGTGCATCTTCCATTGAAAACCTTGTCAAGCCGTGTAAAGCACCTTTTGATCCTTTACCATCTACTGTTCCTGATATATCGTAGCTATCACAACCAAAAGCACCCATATGTTCATTACCTGGATGTTTAACACCGTTTTTTATTATAACGTTGTTTTGTAGCTGTGATGGTGGTGTCCAGCTTAATTTAAATCTACCTTTATTATCTGGGTAGAATATTACTGTTGAGTCTTTAACACCATTAAC